ACATGGAAGGAGCTTACAGATACACCATTGTCTTCTTGGGAGATAGAAGCAATAAAACGTGTTGATGTAGTCTTTATGGGTACGATGAATGGCTGATGATATTAAACTTGTTGTAGACTCCAGTGATCTTCAAAGGGCTGTAGATTTCCTTGATAAGATGGGCATTCAAACTGCAAAGCTATCTACTAAAACTCAGACCTTACAACAAAAGTTTAATAAGTATACTTCAGAAGTTGATAGGCTATCTAAGAAATATAAGCCCCTATATGCTGCGTCTAAACAATACGAGATCGCTCTTGAAGAAATAAACAGGGCGCAAAAACTTGGGGTTCTAAATGATCAACAAAGGTCAACAAGTATTTCACAGTTAAATAGAGATTTCCAGCAGGGTACTGGGATCTTTTCTGCTCATGCTAACATGATGAACAAGGGTATGAACAGAGCGGGTGTTGCCCTACAACAAACTGGTTATCAAGTGGGTGACTTTATCGTACAGGTTCAGTCTGGGACTAACCCGATGGTTGCCTTTAGTCAACAGGCCACCCAATTAGTTGGTGTTTTATACTTACTCCCCCCTGCAACATTAGCTGCTAAAGTCGGGCTTATGGGACTTAAGGTTTCTATGGGCTTCTTAATTGCAGGTTTAGGTATTGCTATACCCTTACTTGGAGCTTTGGGTGCAGCTTTCTTAAGATCTGGTAAAGACGCTAAAGGGGCCAAATCAGAAATAGACTCATTAACAGATAGTTTAACATCTTTTGAGACTGCTCAGAAGGCTATGAAACTTGGCATGTCAATGGAAGAGTTTACCTTAACGGAACAACTCAAGCAATTAAATCAAACTATAGATGAGTCAAGGACAAAAATATCCAACCTTCAAACAAAGGCTGGTGGTCAAACTCAGGCAGCATCTGCTTATGAGGCGATTGGCTCACAAGAGGATATACAGAAAAGTCTTGAAGACATAAATAAATTAGAGAAGTTGCGTGACAGAGTACTAGCTAGGATACAAGTTAAGTCTGATAAACAGTTAGCGTCTATGGAAGAGGCTAATGATCTTGCCCGCATAGCTAATGAGTTTGGTAAGGATTCACAGCAATACCGTTCTAAGGTTCTTGAGTACGAGGGAAAGAAACTTATATCTCTTGCAAGAGAGGGTGGCTATAACGACGAGACAATAGTAAAACTTCTGGAGCAATTAAGAATTAAAAAGGAACTTGCTCAAGCTGCTAGAGTTAATGAAAAGGTTGAGAAGGCTGAAGCGGATTTTCAAGACAGAGTTAAGCAATCTTTACAAGCTGAATACGATGCTACAATAGCTGCCAGAAAAGCTATAGCTGATGCTAGGCAAACTGAAGAAGATGAAAAAGCAAAAGCACTAGACGATTTTAATGAGAGAGTTAGAGCGGCTCTTGCGGAAGAATATGAAGCTACAATAGCAGCTAGACAAGCTATAACGGAAGCTAGAGCAAAACAGGTTGAAGAAGATTTAAAGAACGAACAATATTATATGAGGGCTATGCAAGCCTCTATGGATGAGCTTGGTAGAGGTCAAGCGGAGAGAGATAGAAAAGCTGCCGCCGCCGCCAGAGAAGCGGAGAGGCAACGAGAGTTAGAACAAAGAGAGAAGATAAGAGCGGCTATTCAAAAGCAAAACGAAGAAACCCAGAAGCTAAAGAGTACTGCTGATCAATTAACTGCACCCTTCGATGACTTCTTTATGACAATAGTAGATGGCACTACATCAGCTAAAGATGCCTTCAGAGCTATGGCTACAGATATTATCCAACAGTTATACAGAATACTTGTTGTTGAAAAGCTAGTACAGTCTATCTCAGGTGCTATACAGGGTGCTATGGCTGGGCCAGTACAAGGGCCAAACTTACCTAGTGCAGATGGTGGTGGATACACAGGCTCAGGCCCAAGATCAGGTGGCCTAGATGGTAAGGGTGGCTTTATGGCTATGCTACACCCTAGAGAGACTGTCATAGATCACACTAAAGGTCAGTCTGCTGGAGGTACAGTAGTAAACCAAGTATTCAATATCTCAGCCAATACATCAGACGATACTAAGAGACTTATTACTCAGACAATAGCACAAGCCTCACCAGCTATCATCAATCAGTCCGTAGGTGCAGTTATGAACCAAAGACGTAGAGGTGGTGCAATGAAATCAGCATTTGGATAAATCATGGCTATAAGTTACCCTCTTAATACACCTACAACTATTGGCATAGAGAGTATTGAACTACGTGCTGTAAATGCTGTAGCTGTCTCTCAGTCTCCGTTTACATATAAGCAACAGGTTATTTCCCATCAGGGTCAAATCTGGAGTGCCTCAGTCAGTATTCCCTCAGTGCGTAGAGATCTAGCTGCTGAGTGGAAAGCCATGCTAGTAGCTCTTAAGGGTTCTGTAGGTACATTTCTACTGGGTGACCCTGATTATGTTACACCTAGAGGTACAGTAAGTGGCACTCCTACTTTGTCAGGTACAGCAGGGGATAGCACAGTTTCAGTTACTATGACAGGTACTCTACTAGCTGGTGATTACATTCAGTTGGGTACAGGCTCTGCTGCTAGACTACACCAAGTATTAGTAGATCAGAGTGGTAGTGGTAACTTAGAGATCTGGCCTGACTTAAGAAGTACATATTCAGGTGAGACTGTAATCTACAGTAGCCCTAAAGGTGTATTTAGACTTGGCAATAGTACTACTTCTTGGTCGATAGACAATGCTAGTTTCTATGGTATATCTTTTGAAGCTATAGAGGCTCTACAACAATAGTTGATGCATTAGATGATAATGTAGTTTACCCCTTCTTTGCTGTGGAGATGAACTTTGATGGTGATGATGTCTTGCGTCTATGGACAGGTGTAGGTACCCTTACTTTTGATGGGGTTTCTTGGACAGGTGCTGGAACTCTATTAGGCATATCTTCTGTTGAAGAAACTACAGAGACCGCTGCTAAAGGGGCTGACATTACTATTACAGGTTTACCTTCTGAGGTATTAGCTTTAGCTCTTAGTACTCCCTATCAAGGTAGAACCTGTAAGATATACTTTGGTATGTTCGCTAAGGGTTCTCTACAGAAAGAAAGTTCTAACTTCATTCTCCTAGAGGATGGCTCACGTATTGAACTAGAGGATAGGTCAACTGGTCTAACTGAGATATTTACTGGTTACATGGATCAGATGAATGTATCTGAAGATGCACAGACAGGAACTATCCTAGTTAAAGTTGAGAACAAGTTGATTGATTTAGAGAGAGCTAGAGTTGCTAGGTATACTGCTGAGTATCAAAGGTCCAGAAATATAACTGGTGCAAGTACAGATGCTGGGTTTGACTTTGTAGCTAGTATGCAAGACCAGAAACTTGCTTGGGGTAGGAGTTCAGAAGGTTAATGTCTTTCTTTGGTATAGAAATTGATTTATTAGATAAAGACGCTGGTCTTGGGGCGATTATAACTGCTGGTGTTATAATTGGCTTACATTACATGACAGGTGGGGCTAGTACAGCTTTTCTTGGTGGTCAAGGTGCAAATGTTTATGCTGTTGCCGCTACTTATGGTGGACTACAATACGGAACAGCCGTATTAACTAAAGCCTTAATCCCACAAGAAAAGTTAAAAGGTGGTGATCAAGGCTACCTAGTGACCCAAAGAGGCTCAACTATGCCTCACCAGATTATCTATGGTAAAACTAGGATAGCTGGTGGAATAGTCTTTCAAGGGGTTACAGACAACAACAAATACTTACACACTGTGTTAGCTTTTGCTGGACATGAGATAGAAGATTTTGAAGCTATATACCTTAACGATGAAATAGTAACGTTGACTGGAAATGAAGTTACTGATGCAGGTAACGATAATGTATATGGTAAGTTTTATGCAAAAGAGGGAAGACCAGCAGTACGGATTGTTAAGAAATTAGGAACAACTACACAGACTGCTGTTACCTCTTCCGATTTAGGTGGCATAGCTCCCCCATCAGAATGGACTACAGATTGTAAGTTATTAGCTACAGCTTACCTTTATGTTGTTTTAGAGTATGCTGCTGATGTATTTCCTAATGGCGTTCCAGAAGTAACAGCTATAGTCAAAGGTAAGAAGGTATACGACCCTCGTACAAGTACTACAGCTTGGTCTGACAACCCAGCCTTATGTTTAAGAGACTATATTACATCTGGCAAAGAGGGTACGAATACTACAATCTACAACTACGGTATCGGTGAGGATATTGAGAGTGTAGATGATGATCTTGTAACTATAGCCGCCAATGTCTGTGACTATTTAAATTATCCTACCTTGTCAGGTGGAACTAGGTTCTCTCTTAACGGAGCATTTACCGTCAACACCACTCCTTACGATGCCATCCAGAATTTGTCTACTTCTATGGGTGGATTACTGTGGTATGCTCAAGGTAAGTGGAGAATGAAGCCAGCTTACTACACAAGTCCAGTCTTAGATCTTAATGAGGATGACCTAAGATCAGGTATATCAGTTGGCACAAGACATTCACGTAGAGATAACTTCAATGTGGTTAAAGGAACATTTAGAGGACCAGAGAGTGACTATCAGCCATCTGATTTCCCTCAAGTACCTATCCTTAACTCAGCTACTTATGATGCACTCTTAGCTGCTGATGGTGGTCAAGAAAGTGTTATTGATGTACAGTTACCTTTTACAGATAATACAACTGAAGCTAGACGTATTGCTCTTGTAACACTTGAGCGCAATAGACAGCAACTTACTGTACAAGCTGCATTCGGAATGAAAGCCTTTCAAGTACAAGTTGGAGACATCATACGTCTTACCAACACCAGACTAGGTTTTGATAATAAAGAATTTGAGGTTGTTGCTTGGGGCTTTGGATTAGCGGGTGAATACGATATTCAAGTAAATATGACCCTAAGAGAAATAAGTGAATCTGTCTTTGATGAAGTCTCCGATG